ATTTGTTTTACTACTTATGAATGTACTTCGAGAGAAGAAATGTGTATTGTAGTATGTAAAAACGAAAAAGAATTAATTCTTTCTATGTTTAAAACTTTACAAAAATTACAATGTGATTATATTGTGGATTTTAATGGCGGTGAATACGATTGGCCATTTATTATAGATAAATGTGTCCATTATAAAATTTTACAAGAAGTACATAACTTAATCGAAACTTCCATTGGATTTAATGATAAAAAGCTAACTGACGCATCATTATTATCTTTTAAATGTAGAAAAAAAATAATTAAATTAGATGCTAGTATATCGGCAACTTCTAGAACATTACAAGTTTCTTCTATAACTAATATTGATATGAGAACTGTTTGTAGGCAATTATTTCCGTTATCTGAAAAATCTAAATTGTCTTATTTCTTAGATTATTTTAAATTAAGTGGAAAAACAGATATGTCTATACCAGAATTAAGACGAATATATTTAACAAGAAAAGAAATACATCAAACTCTTCTTTTACATAAAGAAAACAAAATACAAAATATAAAAGAGATAAAGGAAAAATATGAAATAAATAAGAAAGATATGGGAGAAGTTGCGTATTATTGTTTTAACGACGCTCTTGTATTACATTCTTTATTTAAAATAACAAGTGTTTTAAATGATAGAAGAGAAATTGCATCTTTATCTTTTACAACTATCGACGACGCTTATTATACAGCAAATCGAATGAAACTAATTAACATTGTTATGAAAATATTTTATGAAAATGGATATATTCCAACACAAAAAATAAAAGATACTAGGGAAAGTGTAAGTATTGAAGGCGCTACTGTTTTTTATCCAAAGATGGGATTAATTAAACCAAAAGTAACATTATCAGAAGTAAGAGATAAATATTTTCCAGAAATGGAAAAAAAATACGTAGAAGAGTTAATATCTTTTATTAAATCGAATGGTATTATTTCAAATAACGAATTAACAGGCGATATAAAAATGTTATATGATAAATTTTTATCTATACCAATAGAATATCCAGTTTGTGAAGAAGATTTTACATCTCTTTATCCTTCTTTAATGTTAAGTTTAAATTTATCACCTGAACAAATGGTCTACAATGTACATGATATGAATAAAGCAATCGAAGAAGGTTATAATATAAATAGCTTATCACACGAAATTCAAGGTATATATACCGAAATTTATTCACTTGATCATAACACGTTAGATGGTAAAGAAATTATAGATTGTAAAAAAAAAGGAACATTCGGAATATATCAAACTCTTCTTTTACAACTATTCAATTCAAGAATTAAATTAAAAGACCAAATTAAAAAGTTAGGTCATAATAAAGAAAATCAAATACAGTTAGAATATCTTGATTCTAAACAAAAAGCTGTTAAAATTTTTATGAATACTTTATATGGTGTATTGGCTTGTCTAATTCCAAATAGTACAGTTTATAATTATCAAATTGCTTCAACTATTACAAATAGAGGAAGATATATGGTAAATATGGCAAAAGATTATTTTGTTTCGGTAGGATGTACTTTTATATATGGAGATACAGACTCTACTTATATCCAATTTCCAAGTAATCATTATAAAGAATTAGATTTGAAATATTTTACAGAAACTATTAGTGTTGTAGAATATTCTACAGAATTAGTTAAAATAACAAAAAATATTTCAAAAAAATATATGGAAGATGTTAATCAACATATAAAAACTAAATGTGGTAATTTGTTTTTAAAAATGGCTACAGGTGGAATATTTTTCCCAATGTTCTTTCCAGGAATTAAAAAAACAGCATTTGGTATAAATCACGAACATTCTACCAACTTTGACGCTACTTTAGAAAATCTGTACGAGAAAGGAGTTCAAATGAAAAAAAGAGGAGCATCTGGTCTTCTTATTAAAGAAGGAAGAAATATAGAGCTTGATATTATAAATATTCATAACAAAGATAACATTATGGATATTATTAAAAAATATATTCATACTCTCTTTACAACAAAATATCCTTTAGAATTATTTACTAAAAGTGTATGTTATAGAAGTGATAAAAATAATATTGCTGTAAAAGAATTTAAAGATAGAATGGTAAAAAGAAATGATGCTAAATATCCTCCTCCAAAAAATGGTGAAAGATTTAATGTCATTGTTGCAGATTATTATCCTTTTAGTTATGATATTAAAGGAAATAAAACTATCTTGACTGCTGGAGAAAAGTACGAATATCTTTCATATATGCAGGATAATAAGTTAGAGCCCGACTTAAAATATTATATAAGTACAGGTATACTCACTTTATGTAGCATGGTCTTGCTTCCTGATTTTTATAAAGACAATTATGATAAAGAAACAGATATTGAAACCGGTTTAAAAAATTCAAAGAAATATGTCGAGAGTTTATGTGATGGTTACAAAAAAGATATAGTCTGTCTTGGTCCAGTATATAAAAAAATTTATAGTGATGTAAAAAAAACCGTCCTTGATAATAGTTTATTTTGTGGTTATACCGAAGGAAATGTTATTAATTTTCTAATAACAAAAATTAAAAAAGATGTTATTAGAGAATGTAATAAAAAAGCTCTAAGATACTTAGAAACTTGTCAAGTAGATATTAAATTTCAATTATTATATAAAAATAAAATCTTACCTTGTATATTGAGTTTATTTGAAAAAAAAATAAAGTCAATGAATATTGATGAAAAAAGACTAAATAATATATTTATCAATTTAAATAATCATATTCAAAACGAAATTAATAGATTAAGAATATTAAATGATAATAAAGTTAAACTTTTTGACTTGGAAGAAAATGATGAAGAATATATAAAAAATTTATCAGAAAATTTGAATAAAGTAGTAAAAAAATATATGTTTTATCAATGTGTTTTTGATTTGATTATTAAAATAAATACAAATCAAAAATTATTTGAAATTTAAAATATTTTATATTTATGAATATATAAAAGATTATTATGTTTAATATTGTTTTAGTTTTATTATTGTTTTACATTTTTATGTTTAGAACAAGTTCTGGATTAACTCAAGAAATTTATGAAACAGATGGATATACCAGCGAAATAAATGTTGGCGGAGAACCTACCGGATATGTTGAATCATTGACATCTGGTTTAGATAGTTCGATTTACGAATCACATAGTGAATATGTACACGATACTAGTCAATTAGCAAGCGTTGGCGCCTCGCACGCTGCAACAAGAGATGATTTTATGCCACCCGTCCCTTTTCATGGTCTGCCTCGATGTGCTCATTATGCAAATGTAGGATCAGAAAAATCGGCAAGAGTTACACAATCTGAAACTCCTGAAGAAAGTTTGTTGATAACTAGTCATCATTGCACTAGTTATCGTTTATAATAAGTGATAAAAAAGATAATATGTATTAGAAGTTGGTAATAAATTTCCTTCTGATACATTAGAATCATTAAAATTTTTTATTTGTTTTCTCATACAATCTGCCGTATAATGACCGCTAGTTCTACCACCGAAGTGCTGAATTCTAGCAACTAATTGATATTTTATTTTAGAACCATTTATATGATTAAATTCTAAAAATTGTGAATAATTAATATTTTTTTTTTCAAAATACTTATTGAATTGAATAACAATAATAGAAGAAAGTTTACATAAATTACTTTCTGAATAAACATTTAATGAATTGCATTCTATACATTTATAATCATCTATTTCGGATCTATGTTCTTTTATATATGAATTTAAATCTGTTTTTTCATCAACTGGAATATCAATAACATAAACCGTATCCGGGGATAATTTTTGAATAAATTTACAATCTTTACAAATTATATTTTTTTTATATCTACATTTGAATAAATTATTACTATTAGGAATAGAATCAATCAACAAATGAAAACATTCTCCTACATCTTCTTGTGAATTTCCAAATAGAGAATATTTATTTTCTTTTATATGTTTTTGTTTTACGATAGTCAATATTTCAGAACCACTAAATAACGAAGATGCTAATAATAAATTTTTAAAATATGTAATATTTAATTCTAACACCAATTGATTAAAAGAAGAACATGAAATTAATGACTGTAGTAAAGAATTAAAATAACAAATAGAACCATTATTTGTTAGACCAAAAATATTAGGTATAAAATTCTTGCTATAAGATATCATTATATTTAATATATATTATAAACTTAATATTCTCAAATTAAAGTATTTTCGAGTGATTCAATCGAACCAATTTGTCCCAAATTACTATCAGTTTTTGAAACATTATTTCTTAATAACTTAAAATTATATATTATAGCATTTAACATTTCTTCTATACATATATTTAATTTAATTATATTATTTGAATCTCTTAAATTTCTATAAATATATTTAATGATTTCTTTCTTTTTTTCATCAGTATTATAAACAGAATTATGAAAAATATTATCCAGCTGCATTCCAACACAGCTTTTTGTAGTATTTCTATTCCAGCTAGCTTTTATATCATTTTTCAATCTTTTAGCAATGTTATTTTGACTTTTTTTTTGTTTGCCTTCTACATTATCATAGTACAAACTATTTATATACATAGAGATTAATGGAATATCGCTCTTTAATGCATCTAAATTGATCGGTGATATACCGATATCATTAATATTATAAATCAAATCTAAATTTGTGAGTCCTGAATTAAAACTATTTTTTCTATCCTCCTCTCCTTTAATCAAGAATATAAAATTATTAATTAATTCAGACTGAGAAGGTTTTTCGGACTGAGTTATATATGAATTTATAAAATTGTTATCGGCATCAGCGGTTGTTGCAGTTTTTTTAATATTATAATATACATCGTCTTCCAAAATAAATTCTCTAATGATATCTAACATAATTTCTATTGTTTCAACAATAGTGTTTATTGATATTTTATTATTAAAATTATTATATCTATTTATTAAAGCTTTAGTCCATGGAAAAATATCAATGTTTAGTTTTGTATTAGAATATATTATTCGATTAGAAAAATTATATCTATTTTCATTATTTGTTGAAGATTTTTTTGTCATAAGTAGAAATAATAAGGAAGAAACAGGAATTAATCCTGTGCTGTTTTTATATAATTGAAAACTATTTTCATTATTTTCATAATAAATTATATTATCATTTAATTCATTTATGATGTTATTACAGGTATCTATCATAGACTTACATCCATTCAAAATTTTAGATAATAAATTTTTATACAGCTCTATGCCTGTCATGTCTTCAAAATTAGTTTTACATAGCGCAAATGTATAGTGATTATCTATCAACCAATAATAAAATGAAACACTATTAGTTAATTTATTAAATCTATATTTTGATTTGTATAACACCGATTTCAATACAGACTTATTTCTGGAAGGTATTTCAGATATAGTATTATATAAATATTTTTTTGTATTTTTTAGAGTTTCTTCGTTTATTATATTATATAATATTACGCTATTAGAATAAGACATTATAGAATCGTCTTTTATTTCCAAAGTCAAAACACTGTTAAAGAAACTATATGCGGGAAAATAACCTCCAGTAATCGGAAGCTTATCTTTAATTACATTATCTATTAAATATATTCTATTAGTATACCTTATATTTAAATTTTTATATTCTTCTTCTAAAGGAGTTATTTCAATGTTAAGTTTATTTAATATATCGTCCAATGTAGAAATGTGGTTTTCTGTATCTATTTTTTGTGTTTCTGCTTTCTGGAAATTTGGTAATAAAACATTGTAATAATTATTTATTGATTTTAAATAAGTATTATACTCATCTACATTATTATTTAAAAATTTTATTTCGTTTTCTATTTCAGATTTTTGTTGTTTAGAGCTTTGTATATAATCTATTTTTTCTTGATCAGTAGTCTTCTGTGTACCAGTTTGTGTACCAGTTTGTGGACCTGTTTGTGTACCAGTTTTTGAACCAGTTTGTAGATTGATGTTAATATAATTCCTTTCTATTTCATTTATCTTATAAGTAAGTTTAGTTTTCATTTCCTCAATATTTCTGACCTGACCCACTAAAAGGGGATGAGTATTATTGAAACTTGTTATTCTTGCTTCTTCGACAGGTATTAACGTTTTCAATTTATCTATAGTTTTCGTAAGTATGTTATTTTTATTGACTAACGATTCTTTTTCTTCAGTGTATTTTTTTTTTGTATCTTTTTTGTTATTGTATAATCGATTTATTTCTTCTATTTGATTTCTAATTTGTTCAATTTCTGTTATATATATTGGATACATATATTCATATACTGTTTTTTCTTTTACCTTATATATATCATCTGGATTAGGATATGAAGGCAATTTCATTTTGCCTTTTATTTTAGCTGTTTCAGACGACGATATTGCACTAATGTAATCTTTTAAATTTGGATCTAATAATGTAATTAATGAATTTTTATATTCGGTATAATTTGGTCCTACCCAATTAACATCTCTCATATCGGTTATTTTTTTCATTTCAACATTAATTTCTACTTCTTCGGTATCATGTTCGTTTATAGTTTTTGTCAATTCGGCTACCTTTGCGGTCTTCATACTTAAACTCGATTTTTTTAATTCGAAGTTATTTTTAAGGGCATGGTAATTTACTATAGTCTTTAATTCACTTTTATCGGCTATTAATAATTTATTAATAGTACTACCGTCGCTTTCTAATCTCTTAATCTCTCCATCTAAATCTTTTATTTCATCATTTAAGTCATTTATTTCGGTACCCAATTTTACAATTTTTGCTGTATTTTCTGTAAATTGATATTTAGGTTTTTTAGTATGCAATTCAATAATTTTTTTAAGTGAGGTTTTAATTGAATCAAATTCGTTTTCAATGTTTGGAGTTAGGGTAATTTTTTTTATTGTTTTATTAACGTCAACTGGATCTTTTACGTCAAATATTTTATTTACTTCTATTGCGGAATTAATATCATCTATGGGATTTGTATATTCTATTTCTTTATCTATACGATTTTTTTCGAGAAGTAAATCATCTATAAATTCTGTTTTTTCTAATTTGTTATTGTTTAGGTGTTCTACCAATTGTAATAATATATATATATTATTCATCACATCAAAACATTTTTTTATGGTTTGCAGTTCGGTTAGCACTTCACCTTCTAAGGTTTTTTCTTCTTTATAAAGATTGTCTATACTTATTTTTATTTTTGCTTCTTCAGCAACGTCTTTAAGTTCTTTAAGTTCATTTTCTTTATTATATATTTCTATTTTTTTTATTTTTTCTTGACTAGTCTTATTATACATTTTCTTATAATTAGTAAATACCGCTTGTTCTTGTGTCGCGAAATCATTCAATAAGCTTTCCTCGTTTTCGAAGTATTTATTAATATCTAAATTCATAAATTTTATATTCGCTTTTGCTAGTATTCCAAGTACATACTCTGGCAAATATGTATTTTTTTTAATTTCTTTTATGTCTGTTTCTGCTGGTTTTTTATACAAACCGTATACATGTGTTTTTTTATCTTTAAAAACTTTATAATTAGAATAATAAAATTTATCTGATTTATTTGTTATATTTTCTAAATCTCTAGATTTAACTTTTTCATCTAAATTAGAAAGCGGTGTATTTTCTACACTTTTTTCTTTAATCAATATATCAACAAGATTTGTAATAGGTTTTACAAGAGAATCTATTTCGATTTCGACTTTTTCGTTTATTGTTTGATATATATTTTCTAACATTTCTTGTATAACCTTATCTGTGGGTATTTTTGATTTAACGATTAATTCTTTAATATCGAACATTCTATTGTAAAGATAATATTTTTTTATTACATTCATACGGTTCTTATATTGATTATTTTTTTTTTCATCCATGGAATAATTTTGAGTAGAAACAGCCGTATTTAATTTTCGTCGAATATTTTCTCTACTTTTTTCTATTTGATTTTCTAAATTTTTATATTCGGTAGATATTAACATACTGTATAAATATTTATGTTCTGCACTAATACTGATTGTTGCAATATTATATTTTTTTTTTAAAAACGTAAATAAATGTATAGCTATTGTTTTTTTTAATAAATCAAAATGATCTGAATTATATTCATTATTCATACTATCTCTATTAATAGATAATAATAAACTAAATGTAATGTATACACAAATATCTTCGTTTTTTATCTTTGCAAAAATATTATTATATAAAACTTCGATTATATCACCTACTTCAATAGTTCCTCCCTTTACAGTTAAATCTGATTTATCAGGATAAACTTTCTGATCCTGTTTTGACATTTCACCACCTTCAACTTGGTTAAATAATCCGAACAATTGTTTTATATTTGTTTTATGCTTATCTAATTTATTTGTATTTTTTGTTGAGTTTTTTTTCATATAATTAAAATATGTTACACGTTCATTGTGTTTTGATGTCGTTGGTTTCCTAAATACAAGCGCTTTGTCTAACTTAAGTATTTTTTCTATTTCATCAAAAGAAGAATTATATAAACACATTCCAATTATATCAGAAAAAGTGAAAGTAGTAAAAATATCACACCACCCATCTCTTTTTCTTATCTCATCCGAAACTGTATTATTATTCATACCTTCTACTAAAGACAGATAAATTTTATTATCCACACTATCATAACAATTTTCCAATGTATTATATATTATATTATTAAAACTCTTAATAAACCCAACATTGAAGCTAGCATTTTCAGATTTTTTAGCAGTTACGGATTTTAAGTCAGTAATTTTACCGAAAAATTCTTGAAATTTATCACTTATAATAAATTTTTTTTGTTCGTCTGTGTCATGATAATCATTATTTACAAACACTCTTGTATTGAGCTCGTCCTGTGTTATCAAAAACAACATATAAGATTTTATAATAACATTTAAATATTTACAATTATTAAAATCATTACTTGATTTTTTAAATTCATTAAATAAAATTAACATGTCCTCAATTAAAACTTTATTATCTAATTTTAAATTTTTATTGTTCTTGTTTATATTATTTTCTATATCTAAAACATTATTTATTAATTTAGTAATATTTGATAAAATCATTGAATCATTGATATTAATTTTATTATCAATTATATTCATAGAAATATCTTTTAGATTTATAATTTGCATTATAATATCTAAAAAACTTATTCCCTTTACTGAATTATTTATTATTTTATCATACACTAAAGGATATTCATAAATGTCTGTTATAACCTTTACTTCACGTGTACAACCTTTATCACTAAATAATGCGTTTTGTATTTTTCCTTCGTTATACTTATAAGTTTTCATATTTTTGAGTATATTATCAGTAGTAGCGCTACTATTTACTGAATTATGAAAGATTCTATAATCTACACCACATCTTGTTGCTACTGTATCGGAAATTCTATTTTCTAATTCATTTTTAAAAGCCAATAAATTATCTATTGATACAACAGAAATTTTTTTTATTTTTTCAGTCATCAAATTAAGAATTTCATATATTACATCTTCATTTTTGGAATATTTGCTAAATATATTGCTTCCTTGGGAAATTAAAAATATAATCTCTCTTTGTATTATAAGCGAAATATTTTTATCAGTATTTACTACAGCATCATATAATTTAGTTATTTTCCCTATATAATGACTAATTAATTTGGTAGGAACAAAAACAAAATCGAGATATAACATATATTCCACATAGTTCAATTTGTAACTATTTCCTTTCATTAAAGAAATAACAATGGGTACGTCATTTTCTGGATTTTCTTTAATCCTTTTTTTTGCAGATATAATATCGCTGGCTAAGTTATTTCCGAGCATTTGTTTTTGATTAATATCTATACTATTTTTTATTTTAATATATAACTGTTTAAATAATTCTATTTCTCCATCAATATCTGTAGATGAATTTTTATCCTTTTCATTATGTTTAGATTGATTATTTATTAAATATAATTCCCTATCAATGGGTAAAATACTATTACTTTCCTCATCTAAAATATTAAATAGATTCTCTTCAGAATTATATTTTTTTTTCTCAGATTCAACGCCAGTTTCATCAAAATCTACTATTCCGAACGAATTATTTATTTCATTTATAAAACTATTTATTATAGTTAAAATAACATTATTACTAGATTTATAATATATATAAATTTTATTAATATAATATATCAATAAAGAAAAATATTTATATGAATAAATTTTTTAAGAACTTGATCTATTTGAATTAATTGTATGAGTTATAAATTCAGTCCAAATAGAATTTTTTGGTATTATAATTTCAAATCTCTTTTTTATAACAGTATATTTATTAAAAAATATACTTTTATAAAAATCAGCATATAGTGGTAATCTTTTATATAACTCTACTATTTCTGGTATTATAATAATCTTCTCATTATTACCACCAATAATTGTTTTTTCTATAGTAATATTCGTATCATAATTTAATATTTGAATATTACGTTTTATCGAAGATATAATTTTCCCAGTTATAGCTTTTAACATTAAATCTAAATTTTTATCTATTTCGTCAGTTAATTTAAAATAATGATATTTTTTTTCGTCATTTGTATACGAGGTATGAACCATAAAATTTATAATATTTTCATAAATTGTATTAGAAGACATATATTTATTTTTACTATTCTTAATTACAACAGAATTGAATAAAGAAATAATATTCTTCAAACCATAATTTTTTTTTAAAACTGTTTGATAATACAAAGTAAAATATTTAACCATATTAGGCAATAATCTAAATTCACTTTTATTGTGGTGCATAGTAGTATAAGAGGGTACTATAGGTAAATGTGATCCAGGTATTAAAGATGTAGAAATATCTCCATTATTTGGATCCTTTGCACAAGTTTCCCATATAATATAATCCATAGATTGATTAAATCTTTCGTCTATTATATCTGCGGTATTTATTTTACCCGACAACCAATTCAATGCATTATTATCACTGTTACTGTGTATTAAATTTTCTTTAACAGACGGACCATAAGTATTACTATAAGATCCTACTGTATAATTAATCTGAATCTGTGGTGGAACTGTTGAATTAATAAAATTAATAGCTCTACCACCAGAGTCCATTTTCTTAGAAGTATAAATAACAGATGCATCAAGATTTTCAATCCCCTCAGCGCTTAAGATAAGATTTGAACTAGTTGGTAATAAAAATAAAGATATCAGTTCTTTATAATATTTTTCACTATACCATTCAGGTATATATTTGGTAGCTATTATAGACTTATATAAACTTTCTATCAAATTATTTTCTAATTTAGTTTGCTGAGTCATATCATTTAAATAAAGTTCTACCGCTTGTATTGTCCTAAAAAACTCAAAATAACTTTCCCTTTTATTTTTGTGAATATCATCTAAACTTTTTCTGTCTTCTGTAGGATCACCAAATTTTGCAATGCCCTCTAATTTCAGAAAGATTGTTGACGGCGGAGCAGTCACTGTAGTGTCTACCCAACTCTTGGAGCCAGGAGTGCTATTTTTTATATATCTAGCTCTACCTGTATTATAATTAACTAAAAAGCTATCTTGTTGAACAAAATTATATGTCTGCAAACTTTTTATGCTATTTTCAATTTCTTTTGTATGTTTTTCATAGAGATTTTTAATATAGATGCTTGTATATTCTTCATATCCCTTATTGAAATTGTCTAGTTTTTTGAACTCAGAATTCAAATTCTTTTTTAAAATAGCATTATTGTAATTATAATTAAATTTACTTTTAATGTTTTCTATATCATCTTTATTATTATAAATTATATAATCAGATCCTCCGTATTTGACATTATAATTAGTAAAATTATCATCGGTAACAATATAACTTGAGAAAACTTTGTATTTTTCTTGATAAGATTCTATTAATTTAATAATACCATTAATTAAATTAATAAATTCTTCAAATATTTTATTATATTTTTGTAATTGTTGTAATAGTTGAATTAAAAAATAGAACCTATTTAAAAATTCTATTTTTTTTTGTTTGTGTTTATCTACCAATGATACAAAATATTCTTCTATAAGTTCTTTATCTAATGTAAATTCATTTGTATTCATATATTGTTTAAATGAATGTAATTCATCAGTTATTGGTATTTCTCCTTTATTTATTAATAAACCTATATTTGTATACAAAGTATACATATTATTTATAAGAATATTATATTTTGAAACAAAATCATTTATTAGTAATAGTCTAGTAGAATTTTCATTTTTAGATTGTTCTTCTAAACGTTTAGACATTTTTTTACCACCAAATTTATATTCGCTGGGTATTTCTATTTCTTTAATCTTACTAGAAGTATCATTGATATGTTTGTAATCATTATATTTATTTTCTACAGAAAATTTACCACCTTCTATATCTTTTCTTTTAGGAAAATATTTAGTTAATTGGTTTATAGCTTCATAAAAAGATTTTAAATAAGTTTCATTAAGATTTTCTGTAGAAATTTCGTCTGCGAGTTGTTGAGTTTTAAGAAGAAAATTTGATTTATCGTTGTATGTTTTAAATTCGTTCAATGTCATGCCTATATTTTTGAGTGATTTTTTTACTATGTTAGCAATTTCACTAGCACTTCCAAGACCTTCAAATGCAAAACTTAATTTATCAGAAAATTCATCGGTTCCAATGGCCGGAAATGTTTCTTTAATTAAAGATTTAACATGTTTGTTATTTTTAATAATTTCATATAATGATTTTTCTGTGTGTTTTATATTTGTAGTAGTTAGGTTACGTAAAATTCCTATTTGTCTCTTTAATTCTTTAATAATTTCATTATGTAACATTTTAAAGCTTTCTTCTACTGTATAATCATTTTTATTTTGCAATTTAGTAACCATTTTATCATAATGTTTTTCTAAAACTGTTAAAGTATCTTCCATATTTTTTAAAGATATATGAACACTTTTAGAAACTGTTGTAAATTCCCTGTAAAGACCAACACTAAGAGATTCTACCATGTCAAAAATTTGATTACAAGTGTTATCTGGCGAAACAGATTTATTGATAATATTACCGTAATACCGGTTAATAATATCAGCTATTGTATTACATATTTGTGCATGTTTTTGTTTATCTGATACAACGCTAGTACCTTTTCTTGGATTTGGTATAATTTTTTCTAAATGTTTTATATGTTCATCAGAACTAGCACTATTAGAAATTTTAGAAACATTAAGTACATCAGAAATAGCATTTGATAAATTTTTAATTAGATCATTTTTAAAATTAACAGATTCAATATTACTATAATCAATTAGTTCATAATTATCAACATCTAGATTATTACTACCACCAACACTTGAATTTTGAGTAACATTGCCCAACTTGCCTTTAAAATTATCATAATTATAATTTTTTTTGCAGTTAGAAAAAAGAAATTCAATATAATTATTTTTGCGCTCTTCTAAAGATAGTTTAGAATTTTGTTTAACGTCATAATTATTATCGACAGAAAGCATTATATATTATATATATTATTTTATATTGTTTTAAAATGAAATATTTATATATATATATAAATAAATTTAATTATAATGAGCGCGAATAGAAATAATGTAACTAAAAATAGAGTTAAACAATATACTCCTTTAAGAATTCGTGGAGGAGATTCTATGGAATTTAAGAACGCCGAGGATGTCAAAACTATAACAAGTGGAGAAAATTATGAAAAAACAAATAATTTATGTATTAAAATTCTTATTAAAGAATTATATAATACTGTCAAAATAGCTAGAGATGCTAAATTTTCTTTTGTTTCTGATGATAAAAAACATAATACCATAGATCCTTTTACCCATATGCTTATTAGTATTTATGGTGTATTAGAAAATCATCCAAACCAACCACATTGGTTTTTTAAATATTTTAAAAGAATGGGAGTAGTCAGTCCTTTATTTGTTCTTTTTGTGCTGAGTATTCTCACTCCTGAAGAATTAAAAAATATTTTAAAAATGTTTAAAAGACCTTTTGATAATGCCGAAATGTTTAAAAAAATGTGTACAATAGAATCGAGCAAGATAGACGAAGATTGTAATAAAAGAGAAACTCTTATTAGAGAAATAAAAACGGCAAGTGATATTGAAACCAAATTAAATGCTTTTATAGCTTATAAAATGGAAGATTATATTGGTAAAGATGAATCTGAAATAAAGACTAAATTTGGTTCGGTTGAAAATTTTGAAAAATGGGTAAAAATGGTTTTTGAATATACATCTATGTTTACACAACCATTTATTAAAGCGTTTATAGAAAAGGATTATGAGAAGTTAAAATCTATTGTAGAAATTTTTAATGATATGTATCATGAAGATTCAAAAAATAAAAAAGGAACCGTTTTATTGGAAAGTTTAGAATCTACAATATATAAACAACAATTATTTTGTAAGCATTTGGAATATCTTACAAATATTCATTATTTCTCGACACCATTATCTGTTTCTTGTTTTGATAATTATAGCGAATTTATGTTGGACGGAACCGATCCTAGTTTAAAACCAGATAATATGGAATTGATGACTACTTTAATTGAATATATAAATATAAGTAAAGGATATGAATAACTTTATTTTTAATTAAAGTTTGAAATTATTTATAATATATAATAAAACAAATGCCTTTGAGAGTTCCTTCCACAAATTCTACGACAGTTAGTTTTTTATTGCCATATAAACATATATTAAATGACTTACTAAATAAAAAAGAAATAACTAGAGATCAATATATTCAAATTTTGAATTATTATGGTTTAACTTCTAAAGATGATGTAGCTTATTGGTTAACTTATTTAAATTTTCATCAACAAAAACAAGTTTATGCTAAAAAACAATAATTTTAAATTTGAAAATGATATTAACTATAAAAAATATTATTTATATAAACTATGTCGACTAAACTTGTTACTTCTGGTCCGTTCAAGGTTTTGGCCTTTGTGTATGATGAAAAAGACCATAAGAATCAACTTGAATCGGCAAAAAATGTATTAGATAATACTATTACTACTTTAAAATTGGTTGAAACTAAAGAACCTAATATAAAAGAAGTAAAAACAATTTTTACATTTTCTAACGAAACATATAACAAAATTGGTATTATTATTGGTACATTAATTACGATATATGATCGAGAAAATATATCTATTAGAATCGGTAAAGAAGCTGATACTAAAGGTAATAAATTTAAGAGAGATCTAGCATTTAATGTACCCGAAGAAGTTCATTTACTTTTTAATATGATTTCAGAGTTTATAAAATCAAGTGTTACTAAATATTTGACTTCTATAAATATAAAAACCAAGTGTAACCGTATTTCAACAACCTCATATAGTCCATCAACAGAAAATGACGAAAAAAAATTTATTTTAAAAGGAATTGTAAGTCGCTATTCTGAGTTTTTCTGTATGTGTGATGGTAAAATTAAACCTTTATCAAGTAAAAACGATAAGGCGTTTACCTCTTTATTAAAGGCTAAAACTGAATTTTCAAAAAATCTATTTGTATTTAATTCAATAGTTATTTATTTGGCATATAATAGAATTTCTTGTGTAGCTGATTTAATGAGTTCTATTATTAAACCATATGTCAAAACTTATTCAAAAACGTCTTTTATGGATACTATTGAATTTACTGAAGAAGAAAAAAAAAATTTTAATGTGGATGAATCTGTAGTTAATAATTTAAACAATTCTCCACAAGAATTAACTGGTACAGAAAAAACATCTACAAATGAAAATGAGATGTCTACACAAGATTTACTCGATGCTTTAGATGAAAGTAATTAAATCATAATAAACTATCTCTAAAAATTGTAAAATCTCTTTTAATATTTTCCAAAGATTTCGTATACAATTTATCAACATCATTATGATAAATATAAACATTTAGAGAATTATCTATTCTCTCTGAATATATTTTTTTGATTGATACATCCAATTCAAATATATAATATTCAACAAGTAAACCTATATCTACATAATCAAAATTATATATTACATGATTTTCGTTTTTTATAATATTAGGATCTGATGTAATATGTTTATCAATTATGTTTATAAAATGGTTACAAATATTTATGATTATTTTTTTAGGAGTAATTACAGTCTGAAAAGGAACAGTGATTTTAAATAATTTAGGTTCGAATTCTAAACTAGAAGGAATTGTGATGTTTTTCTTTTCCATTTTTTCTAATTCTAAACTAACAACAGAAATATTTCCTTCATACGTAAATATTTTAGAAATACCACGATTACCCCAGACTATCTCCAAATCAACACTTACAGAACAAAATGGTAATAAGTCGCAATGTAAATACATATTTGAAAATAATTTTTCACTTTTTTTTCCATCTACTAAAATATCACTAGAAAGAATTGGTTGTATATGTTGTGTTTCATTATTTTTATATAATTTTAAACTTGTTATTTTTTCTTCTTGATCTATAGGAATTTGTTCAATCATAGATTTTAGATGATATGGAATTAAACTCAAATCATTAGTTTCTATATTTTTTTGATCACAAGACAT